CGCGGCGTTCAGTGGTTGCATGGTGCTTCTCCTTACGTTCGCCAGTTAGGCGCGTCCCTACGTCTTGAGCCGGAGCGAATGCCTGGCTTCGGTATTCCTGAAACAAAGGTCATGGCCACGCTGTCGCCCTTGTCAGGGCTGCGACCGATCGCCTCGCGTATTTCGTCCTTGTCACGGATCTGGATCGCGGCATGAGTACCCATCTGCACGACCTTGTAGCGAACGGCGGCAAGATCCGTGGTCAGTTCGGAGTCAGGCGGCAAGGCAATCGGGTTCTCTGCGGTCGGGTCGAGGGATTCACGCAGGCGCCAATACATTTCAGCGCGCCGGTTCCTGAATCGCAGGTTGCCGGCGACGGTGAATTCGGTACTGCCTTCAGATCCCACTACGGCCAGGACCAGCAGATTCAATCCCTTGATGAAGTCCAGCGCGCTCGAACCGATGCCGATGGCGTCGACACAGATGCAGGCGCCGTTACGGATCAAGGGCGCCACGAAGCCGGCGGCGCTCGGGCCATCAACGGTTACTTTCCCTGGCACGGTCAAGATGGTGTCGAACCATTCATCGTGCCGGCGGGCAGCAGATGTCTTGTCCAATCCACCACGCGACACGTCGAGGCCAAGCGCGGTCATTGGTCCCTTGGCATCCCTCGGCTTCCATCGCGCTTGTGCGGCCTTGATCCAGTCGGTCGGTATCAACTGCCACACCGGGTCAGAGCGGCCCGCCATGAAGTCGCCGCGTAGCATCTGGCTACGCAATGGCTCGGGCAAGGCTTGCAGCGTGGCCTTGTAGCCAGTCGTTTGCAGGAACAGGTTGTCATCGACGCTTGAGCGAATGAACGTCCTGCTCTTCGGCACCATCAGTTCATTGCCAACCATCACGGGCTCCGGTCCCGGAACTTCCTTGTCCTTGCCTTCCTCGTCCGTGACATACCAGCGCAGTTCGCCATCCTTGGCCGGGTTCGGGTGCTGCGGGTCCAGCCAGGGCGCCCAATAGCGCACAACCCATTCGCCCTCTGCGTCGGTCGGCGGATTGCCGGCGCACACCACGCGCTGACGAATGGCCGGGTTATCCGTCCGCATCCAGCCAATCAGGGAGCGGAACTGCAATTCGGTGAAGTGGCATATCTCGTCGAACAGCTTGGCGTCGTGCGGCCGACCCTGATACTTCAGCCAGTCGCCGGGCAGCTTCACGCTACCAAACTCAAGCGTGCGGGAATTCGGCAGGCGCCAAAGGCCGGTCTGGCTGTTGTAACCGTCGCGGGTGCCGAGAATCGTGGTCATCCGCTCTTCCATGCCGACAAGCTGCACGGCCTCACGGCGGAAGATGATGCTTTTCTCCTGGGCGGTCAGCGACAGGCCGAGCAGCAAGTCAGACTTGCCGCCGCCGGCTTGGCCACCATAGAACAGGATGTCAGCCTCGGACTCGAACGCTCGAAGCTGCGGTCCGACCTGAGGAAGCCAGCGCGGCAACCCATCCGTCAGCAGCCGGTCAAGTTCTCGCTGCTCTTCCGGCGTCAGCCGCTTCATCAGTTCGATAAGCTCGGCCGGCATCATGTCCATTACGCACCAGCCTTGGCCAACAGGTTTGCGATACGGCTGGCGCGCTGGGCATCGGTCAATGTGGTTGCAGCATCTACGGCTTCCGCATCTTCATCAATGCGGAATACCTTGCGCTCAAGTTCGATGATCAGCTTCAGCGTTTCGGCCAGTCGCTTTACCAACTCGGTTTGCACCGGAAGAGAACAGACCTTCTTGTAAACATCGCCGATCTTGTCTTGACCGTTTTCGTCAGGGTTGGCGCAGATCTCTCCAATCTGCTCGAACAACTTTGCTTCGGAGATTATGGCTTTGGCCTTCTCTACCAACGCCCGATAGATTTCAGAAAGCTCGCCAAGATTCTTTCTCTGGCCGCGAACAACATCAGCAATAGCTTCAGCAGAAGCGGAAATAACGTCGCGTTCAGAAACACGGCGTTTAGTGTTTAGCTGCTCGTTTAGGGCGTCTCTGTTTAGTCGTGCCTCGGCTTCAATCTTGATCTTCGCGGACAAGTCTCTCGACCATCCTTTTTCCTTGGCAACCTGTGAGATCCTCCCCGCGCTACAACCTCTATCCAAAGCGATTGCACGAAGGGTCTTGATCCCGGCGCGGTAGTCCATCTCTACCGCCTCCCAATCTGTCGCAGTGCTTGTTTGTGTTTTTTTGGACATTAGGTTTCCTCAACCCAGCGCAACAGATCCATCACCAACTCAATCGACGCGATGCTGCAATCCATGTACAGGTACTTCACGCCGCCAATTCTCCTGCACAATCCGCTTGCCATAATTTACCCGTTTTCTATACTGAGATTTCCTACCGTGAAGCAACCATTTTACACCGAAGATTAAAATGTCAAGTCAAAAGTTCATTCACGAATTCAAGAGTGGCGACATTGTTCATTGGCATGGCGCTGAATTCAAAGTTACCGATGATGCGCGCAGTCTTTGCAGCTTCGAATTCGGTTTTCGATGGCGTTTTCATTACGGACCATAACGTCGAGCGGATCTCCGTACTGGTAGGCGGGTAGGGCCGTCACATCGCCATCACATCGACAAATGACCGGGCAATCTTGGTGTAGCGATCCTGATCTTCGATCATCGTTGCGCCCCATAGACTGCTGACTCAACGCTTAAACCTTGAGCAAATATCCGGTTATCTAATGTGTTTCGGTGTATTCCTGTCTTTGCGCTTAATTGATTAATTGAGTATTCTGATCCTTCAAAAAAAACCTTTTTATTTCTTCTTGTGTTGTTCATCTGATCAATTGACAAGGCCCATCTGCAATTTTCTTTTGAGTACCCTTTGTTGTTGTCAATCCGATCAAGGGAGTGCTTATTGGATGGCCTGGAACCCATGTCCGAAATGAAATTATCGAATGATGACCATTCTTCACATACAGATATTCCCCTTCCTCCGTAGTGATGAAAGTGCTTACATGATGGCTTTGTGCATCGCTCTCTCATGTGAATCCATGCCTTGTATTCTGGTGTTCTAGACTTCCCATGCCGAGTAATTGATTCAATATGCAAGCACCCGCAAGAGCTAACCTTTCCTGATCTTAATTCGTGCCCCTTAACAACCTTTGTTCCAGAGCATTCGCAAACACAATTCCACCTTGCTTGTCCTTGTGGCGAGTTTTCTGCCCTTGAATTAACTATGAGTCGGCCAAATTTCTCTCCGAGAAGATTGATAACTATCATTTGACGCTCCGGTTTCCATCTGGAGAATAAACTTCACTCCACGTTGAGAAGAAATCACCTACCCACTCAAGGCAGATGATCGTAGGGGCCATCATTGCGCGAGTTGCGCGGGCGATTCGCCAGGGGATTTGTATCGACGGCCTGATCATTTCTTTAACTCCTTGAGTAATTGCTTATGTTCTGCCTCGATGCGCAGGTAATCGTCTTTCTTCCAATGCGGCGCTTCATGGTTTCCTTCCAGCCACTCAACGCGATCAACGCCAATCTTCTGGATTAGGCGGATGCGGTATTCGAGCTGGTTTCCGCTCTTGCTGGTATTGCATGGTTCGCATTGCAGGTGAATGTTGTCGTGGTGATAGCGGAGCGCGGCCATTGCGCCTCGGCTGCGGTAGTGTCCGGCATTGACCTTTCCGGCGTGGTGGCGGCCGCAGGAGATACACGGCTGGCCTTCGTCCCTTGCGCGGATATAGGCATTGACTGCGATCTGCGCTTTGTCTGCCCAATACGAAAGCGGCTTTAGCGTTTCGAGCTTTGCCTTTACCGTCTTTCGATCCTCAATGCCTGCGATGCGCTCTGCCTTTGATCGCTTGGCCTGGGCCTGCTTGATGGCGCACTCGGGTCCGCACACCGATTGAAGGCAGCGAACCGGCTGGAAATCAGCGCGGCATACTCTGCACTTGCGCGGCTTTTTAGGGATTGACATTAGGCCGCCAACCGTTCTTGCTCTGGAAACTCAAGCCGAACATTTTTGCAAGAAAAGTCCGCCTGGATCTCGACAAGGTATTTCGATAGCTGCTCTTTGTTCATCAAGGAAGTGACCGGAAGCAGGCGCATAACCTTTAGCTTTTGTTCGTAGCTCATGCCTTTGATGGTTGAATCGTAGGCTTCGCGGAATTCTTCATCCTCTGTGCGCAGGATCGGAACGCCGTGATGTAGCTTACAGTAACACTTCCAGCCGATTGCATCATCCTCGCGCATCTCGCGGGATAGCTGCTCATACCATGCATGACTGATAGCGTTCTGATCTAGGCTGCGGGCCTTGCCTGTCTTTGCAGTGGCTTTCACGTAGCGATGAACCCGGTACATTTCCCGGATCTCGCCAATGAATGATTGCAGAGATGCGTTGCTATTGATAACGGCGTTCATTTCGTCACCTCATACGCCACGCCTGGAACCCATAGCCCCTGCGATTCGAGATATGCCCGGTCTGTCACCCGCTCGCAGCCGTCGCAGCGATGCTCTTTTTTTGCGGATACCAGTTTCATGCGGCCTCCCTACGCTTTGTCCATTCCTTGCGGCAATCAGCGCGGAGCTTGTCGGCTGATTCCTTGCCGCGCTTCTTCTCTACTTCAGCGAAGCACGGTTTCGGATCACCGTTCGGAAAGTATCGATTGATTATGAATAGCACCTCACATCGGTGAAGCTCGTCCGCAGTCGTGACGATTCCATCGGCCATCTGGATAGCCTGGCGCTCGTCTTTGGCTTCTTCGATTGATGCGAATAGGTCGTTCATGCGCGCCTCACGCTTTCAACGGTGAAGTAACGCCAGTTGTCGTTTTGTCCTAGAGCAGCAACCTTTGCATGCTCTTCTCCAACTGAATTAACCTCGACGCGCATCTGCCGTGCGTTCTGCACTGCGTTTGTGGTCTGCTTGCGCTTTAGGGTGACGAGGTATTTCATGATTTGCTCCGGTGCGATTCCCATGTGAAAGGAATGACCTCGCCGCCATCTTCGCGCAGACGGTCGATTACTCGTTCCCCAAGGAATGCGCTGACTTCATCAATCGATAGATTCGACAACAGGATGCAGGCGCGGCGCTTTTCGTAACGCTCGTTGAGGATGTCGAACAGGATAAGTTTTTCCGTCTCGCTGCCGAACTGGATACCAACTTCGTCGAGAATCAGCAGGTCAGGCGCCACCATCGCGGCAATGGCTTCGCTTTCTGATTCCTTGCTTTCCCGGCTCCATGTGTCCTTTACCCGGCGAACAGCGCGCATCACGGTGTAGAAAAGCGTGGTATATCCCTGCCCCATCGTTGCCAGCCCAATACCGGCCGCAAGGTGCGTCTTTCCGGTGCCGGGCCTGCCAACAAACAGCGCGGATTTTCCGCTCTTGCCGTCGAAGTTCAGGGCGTATTCAAGCGCAAAATCTAGCGCCAGTTTCTTCGGTGCAGTGTCAGCAGCATAGGATTCCAGCGTCCGCGTTTTGAACCGTTCAGGTATTCCTGACTGGCCGAGTTTGCTTTCCCATCGGCGCATTTTTTCGATTCGGTCATGCGCTTCTTTCTCAGCGGCTTCTTTCTCGCGGCGTATCGTTTCGCAGGCCGGGCAGTGTGACCAGATCGTTCCGAAGACATTGCGGCTGGTAAATTCGCCATGTTCGTCGCAAAATCCGGAACGTGTGGAAATATGCAGCATGTTGATTGCGTTCATAGCCGGCCACCCGTACCGTAGTCTTTCGTTGCAAAGTTTTCCGGGGCCGGCTTGTTTCGCATTGGCACCACCGAACCAGCCGGCGGCAATGCTGCGGCCAGCCATTCAAGCGGCTGCAAGGGCTTAGCCTTGGCGCATTCGCGCAACTTGTCGATCAGCGCCGTATCGCCGTGATTCTTCCTCAGTCCGCCGAGGAACGACCGCGCCTGTTTCTCAGCCGTGCCGGCATTGGTCAGCAATGGAACCCCGTAGCCAAAGATAATCTCATCCGGGTCTGTAACCTTTGGCGGCTTGCTGCCCGAAGGTTTACCTTCGGAAGCATTACCCGAAGATGAAGAAGAAGAAGAAGGGGGGGGTTTTAAGGGGGGGTCAATAACCCCCCTTCCGTCTGTACTAAGGGGGGTTTCTTGGGGCGTTTCCTGTTTAACTGGACGCCCCCCTTTGTTGCCGTGAGAAGCCCCCTTAATTCCATGCTCGCTACCGGCCTTCCCACCTTCTGCGCGTCGGTTCCTGACCTCTTCATCGCGGATCATGCGACGGCTATAGATTGCCCCGTTATCCGCTAGAGAAGGAACTCCAGCATCAAACAATTCGACCATCAACTTGCTGCATTCCTTCTCTGAAATACCGACAAGCCGGCCAATTTGCGCGTTTGTCATGGCCTTACCATTGACCATCAGATAACCATATGGCTCGCATTCGTGAGCGATGCACATCATCTCCACCCACAGTCCGCGAGCAGGAAGCGAGCAGAACTGAAGCGCGGTATCTTTGCGCCAGTCGGATGGGTAAAACTGAAATGACGGGCGTTTCATTTTCTACCGCTTAATTCCATCGTCGCATGTGAATAGGTTGATGTTTTCAGGAATGATTATTTGCATTACAATTGCTCCAGATTGTTCCAACCCGCTGGGCCTTGCAGGGCCGCTACCAGCGGGTATTTTTTTGTCTTGTAGCTAGACAGATTAATCACGCCCACTCGTCGCAGAAGTGATGCGGCTCTACGTGCTTGCCAAGTACCGGACAGGCCAGTTCCGGAAACACGGTAGAAATCTCGCTGTGTCGGCAGTTGCAGCACTTCTTTCGGCGTAATAGCGTGTCCGGGCGGAATAGCGTGTCTGTGTTGGTCGGCTTGTCGTCGTAACTGCGATCATCGACAGCTATCGCAATGGCAAGCAATGCAGCGCATAGGCCAACAAGAATGATTGCGCCGCCAATGATGTTGATGACCAGCTCAATCATTTGCCTTCTTCCTCCCATTCGCTGAGAACTCGGCCAACTGGCTTGAGCATGCGAACCAAGCCAACAACCAACAGGACGAAGCCAAAGGCCATCAGGCCGAATGATGCAGCGGCGATCATTGTCCGTATCCCGCATGGATGACGTGGCCAATGAACACGCCAATAACCAGCGAGGCCATTGACCATAGGGCGATGATTTCTGAGTATGAAAAGTCCATTTTAGGCGGCTTTCTTTTGATTTTTGTGAAGGGCGGGAACGTCAGCCTTGAGTTTTCCTTTTGTCGCCAGCTCAATCTGGTACTGACGATTTTTAGGAATAACGCCGTCACGCTTCCATTCATAAACGGAAGGCGACTTCACGCCCAGGGCGAGCGCCATACCAGGGATTGTTCCGAAGTGGGAAAGGGCTTGATCGAAGGTCATAGCTGCCATTGTAGGGTTACCTACTGAAATGTCAAGACATACCTCAGATATTTTTTTCGTCAACTTTCGTAGGAATTCCTATTGACAACTGCGTAGGATTGCCTACAATGACACACATCGACGCAAAACACCGCACCGAATCAGGACGAAGCACAGAGCACCGATCTTTAGCCCTAGTGGCACCCATCCGCAGACCATCGCGGCCCGATACAAATTGGAAGTTTTACAACGCGGCATATGTACGCCTGATTCGAGTTAGCAAGCCAATGCTGACGGTTCCCAAGTGGATTAGCGAAGAGGAAGGCGAGCCGAACCGATTCGGAAGAATCGGCACATCGCAGGACATTGGCCGGTTATTGGAACATCCGGTGTGTGAATCCAGTGTCCTGCGCTGTGAAAACCGACCGACAGCGCATAGCGGATCAGGCCGAAATAGCGGCACATCGACAGCAGCAATGCGGGATAGCTGGAAACGGACATCCAGCACGAATAAGGAGGAAATCATGACCTTTTACTCACGCTACCGTCGCCAGCCAGTGAGCGACAACATCCGCGCCGTTATCTGCGCAATCGTGGTTTGCATCGGATGGGCCGTGGTCAGTGAAATGGACTACCAGGACGCCGTTTCGGTTGCGCAAACGCCTTGCTTGTACCGGGGAATTTGATCATGCAACGCACCATCACCATGCACACGGTCGACTTCGAAGTCGAGTTCGACGAAGCCGGCGAAGTCGATGCGCTTTACATCGGCGCAGTCGAGGTTACCGAAGTTATTTCGGACATCACCAAAAGCGCGATCCGATCGACGGTTGAGCGCAACGCCGCTCGCTGGTTTGACGAGTACCGCGCCGAGATGGCCGGAGAGATGCGGATGGTTGCATGAACTACGAATCCCAACTAGCCCGCGTGCTGCATAGCGTGGCAGTCAATACCGATCTGGACTGCCGGTTTGTGCTGGCTGAACTTTACGAACTTGCGAGGAAGAAATGACCTTACCTGTAGTTACCAAAATGGCTGAGCGATTTGAAATGGAGCCGGCTGATTTCGAACGGACTGTTCGCGCCACCGTCTGCCCGAGCAATATTACCAACGAGCAATTCGTGGCATTCCTGATGGTTGCCAAGGAATACAACCTCAACCCGATCACAAAACAGATTTATGCGTTCCCCTCAAAGGGGGGAATCGTTCCGATCGTCTCGATTGATGGATGGCTGCGCATCATCAACGAAAACCCGCAATTCGATGGCATGGAATTCGCCGACAACATCGACGGCGGAAAACTAGCATCTATTACATGCCGCATGTTCAGAAAGGATCGCAGCAAGCCGACAGAGGTAACGGAGTACATGTCCGAGTGCGCCCAAGGCACCGACCCGTGGAAGAAGTACCCGGCCCGCATGCTGCGCCATAAATCAACCATTCAGGCGGCGCGCTACGCATTCGGTCTGGCTGGAATCTATGACGAAGATGAAGCCGGTCGCATCGCCGGCCGGACTATAGACATGGGCGCCGCCGAAGTTGTTACCGAGCGCAAGCCTGTCGAGTTGCCGCCGTACCCAGAGGCCGACTTCGCCAAAAACCTGCCAGCCTGGCGCGACGCTATCGCCGCAGGCAAGGCCACGGCGGAACAGATCATCGCCCGGTCATCCACAAAATACACACTTTCTGCCGAGCAGAAGGACGCCATCAGCCAGCCGATCAAGCCCGCCAACGTCGATGACGACGGTGTGATTGACGCTGAATTTGTCACCGCAATGGAAGGAGCGCCGTTCTAATGATTGAACTCAACGTAACCCAAGGCAGCGAATCCTGGCACCAAGCCCGCGCCAAGTGTTTCAACGCCAGCGAAGCGCCGGCAATGCAGGGCGTCAGCCCGTACAAGACGCGCTCTGCGCTGTTGGACGAGAAGGCAACCGGAATCGTTCCGGAAGTCGACGCAGCCACGCAGGCCCGCTTCGACAATGGCCACGCTGTTGAAGCATTGGCCCGCCCGCTGATCGAGGAAATCATCGGCGAGGAACTTTATCCAATCGTCGCCACAGATGATTCTGGAAAGTATCTGGCCAGCTCTGACGGTGCCACGATGCTTTGCAATATCGGGTTCGAGCATAAATTGTGGAATTCCGACATTGCCGCGCAGGTTATCGAGGGAAATGTTCCGGAGTCGCACCGCGCCCAGCTTGATCATCAGTTCCTTGTGTTCGGCTTCGACAAGATCATTTTTGTCTGCTCTGACGGAACCGCCGAAAAGATGGTGCATTGCTGGTACTACCCGCAGCCCGAGCGCATCGCCGCTCTAAAGGCTGGCTGGGAGCAATTCGCCGCTGATCTGGCCAACTACCAGCACACAGAAACCAAGCCGGCCGCCGTAGCCGAAGTGATCGACGACCTGCCGGCCCTGACCGTGCAACTTGTCGGCCAGGTAACAGCATCGAATCTCGCCGACTTCAAGACGGCCGTAACTGCCCGCATCCAGGCGATCAACACGACGCTCGTCACGGACAACGATTTCGCCACCGCCGACAAGATGGTGAAGTTCCTCGACGACGGCGAGAAGCGCCTTGATCTGGTCAAGTCGCAGGCCTTGGCGCAGACGGCCAGCATTGATAAACTATTCCGGACGATCGACAGCCTGAAAGCGGAAATGAAGGCCAAGCGCCTGACGCTATCCAAGCTGGTGACGGCTGAGAAGGAAAACCGGAAGGGCGAGATTGTCATTGCAGCCAGCCGCGAATTCGGCGCCCACTGCGCGGCCCTTGGTGGCAGGGTCGGTATTCCGGTCAGTGTCGCCGTATCGTTCGCTGACGCAGTCAAAGGACTCAAATCACTCGACAGCATGCGCGACAAAGTATCCGTTGCACTTGCCAATGCCAAGATCGAGGCCAACGCCATCGCCGACCGTATCGAAGCAAACCGCAAGACGGTCGAGGACATGAGCCTGTTTCCTGATTTCGGCCAAGTCTGCACGAAAGCGCCTGACGACTTCGCGGCATTGCTGGCCATGCGCACCAACGCCCGCAAGGAAGCCGAAGAAAAGCGCCTTGCTGCCGAGCGCGAGAAGATCCGCGCCGAGGAACAGGCCAAGGCCCAGGCAGAACAGCGCCGCATTGCCGAAGCCGAGCAGGACGAGCGCAACCGCATAGCTGCCGAGGAAATCCGCAGGCTTGATTCCGAGCGCCAAGCGAGTGAGAAACTGGCAGCGGCCAACCAGACGCAGTTCGACAAGACATATCCGAACGGCGAGCCGATGTATAGCAAAACGACCATCAAGGAAAACGGCGATCCGATGATGCTTGATCCGGATGGCAAGCGCAGCATCTTTTGTGACATCGACGAAGGCGACGACAAGCCGGCTGGCCAGACCATCAAGCTCGGCGAAATATGCACCCGCCTCGGTTTCACCGTGAATGCAGACTTCCTCGCATCACTCGGCATTCACCCGAGCGCCACCGACAAAAATGCCAAGTTGTATCCAGAAAACAAATTCCCAACAATCTGCCGGCTGATCTCTGAGCATGTGATGGCGCTGGCGTTTAAGAAGGCGGCTTGATTATGAATGCACCAGAACAACACAGCTTGCTTGAGATTCCAGACGACTCAAGCATTGCGCAGCGCCTTATTTGCCGGGTGAATTCGGTAGCCATCAAAGCGGCTTTCCCGTTCATTGCCGAGTCAGATGTTCGCTACTACCTTTGTGGCGTGAATATACGTCCTCTTGCTGACGGATCTGTAATGGTTGTGGCTACCGATGGACATCGGTTCATCATCGTGCGCGATCCAAAGGGCTACGCGGAGACCGAAGTGATTGCTTCAATCTCAAAGGATGCCATCAAGCACGCTGGCCCTACCGTGACATTTGATGTCATGAACAATGGCTCTGCCGTGTGGAATGACGCAGCGATGCAGCCGGTATTCGTCCAGCCTGGCAAGACCATTGTTGATGGAGATTTTCCCCGCATTGAAAGCGTCGTTGATTGCACTGGATACCTTGAAGGAATCAGCGGTGCGGTGAATATGAACTTTCTTGCGGACGCATTGAAAATAAAGTTCGGAACGAAAGCGCCGGCTATTCGATTCTTTTCTCGTGACGAAGATTCTCCGCTGCTATTCACGATGTCTGGAATTGGAGAGGTCGAAGTCATCGGTGGAATCATGAAGATGCGCGAACAAACCGACTGGCTTCCTGCGTGGCTTCCAGAACCCGGCGCTTTCAAATTGCAACAGGAGTCAGCATCATGACCTACGCCACCCCATTCGCAACCTGCTCGCGCATGGCGAATACTTGCCCATCAAAGCGCAACTGTCACCGCCACGAAAAAGCACGCAGCGAGGAATTCCCGGATGCTGCGCTGAATGTTCGCCGCGAGGCTGGCGCTACAGCTTGCGATATGTTCATGCCGATCAATCAGCCATTTTCCACGTTTGCCGTTTATGAAGTTGCGCGGGCGTTTGGGATTGATCCGGCAACACTCGAAGAGGCTTAAACGTGAGCCTATCCCTAGCCATCCAGCAAATAACCGCTCCGAACTGGTGGAACGATCCGGTCCAGCCATGGAAATCAAACCGCAAGCGCCTGAATGAAACCGCTCAACTTCGCCAAAAGTTCATCGCCGGATTCGCATTGAAACGTAAGCCATCCACGATGCAGGAACTCGCCAAGCAACACGATTGCACCGTAGCCAGAATTCGCGCCTTGGCTGATCCGTTCATAAAGTCCGGCCGTCTTATTCGCGGGGTCAATAGCGACGGACTTGTGACGCTGGAGAAAGGTGAAAAATCGTGAAGCATATCAATCTTCCGCCCAAGGCCCGCGCCCGTTACCTCGCATCCTGCGACCGCTTCAAGGCAGACAAGCAGAAGCCGCCGACACGCAAGCAGGCCCGCGCCTGGCTGGCACCGATCCGCAAGGCGCTGACCGAGATGCTATCCGGCGAAGTTGATAGCCACAGGGGATACGCCATCACGCGCATTCATCACGCCGACAATGATTTCGCCCGCATTGATCACGCGATTAACGGATTCGTCGCCCTGATCGAGCGCCTGATGCCAGATTTCGATATTTCGGCCATTCGCAAGCTCAGCAAGAAGCTAGAAAACGGTGTGCTGCTGCAAGCCGCCGAAGTGCAATCCGGGCTGGCCTTGCTCAAACAATGCGAAGACCGCCTGATCAAGTTCCAGCGCTTTGAATTGATCGACGCGGCTAATACCGAGATGGTCAATATCGAACTTGAACGACTTGGTTTGAAGGTGGCAGCATGAGCTATTCCAACGCCGAGGTAAGCGGCCGAGCGGCGTAGCCGCGAAGGTCCGCGTTGACTGAAATGTTGGGCGGCTGACGCCCGGAGAGGAACGAAATGGACTGGCTGAAAAAACTGATTGCGCGCTACCGGAACTGGAAACGAGAGCGCGAGGTGATTTATACCTGCGGGTGCGTGACCTACTGCCCGCACTGCGGAGACATTCTGAACGACAACTCGGAATGGCGGAGCGGCGACGATAGCACCGGAACGTACCGCTGCAAGGCGTGCGACGGCGTGAGTACCTGGTACTTCGGCGCGCCAGTGCCTATTTTGGTGCCGCCCAACGCCTGAGATAACCGGAAGCCCGTCAGGGCTTTCCGGTTGATTGAAAAGTTAGGCTGGAATTTACAAGGAGAGAATGATGCAAAGCAACACGATGTTTGAATTTGATTCTGTTTGTCTTGGCGCAGTTGGAATAACGGCGGCATGGAGACGGCACCAGGTTGATGTAAAAAACAGGTATGCCCCAATGCTGATAATCAGCCAGTGCAGTTCCGTTGATGAAGGGGTGTATGTTCCAGCCGCTGATGTGACCGTAACGACTGTTCAGGGCTTGCTTGCACTGCGCAATGCAATTGACGATGCACTGCGCTATGACATGCCGCAACAAGCTGAGCCTAACGCTTGAATTGAGCCGACGCCGCTTGCGGCGGTCGGCTCGAATGACGGGTTAGCCGTGGCCCGCTAAACCACGGCATTTATGGAGATAAAACCCATGAAAGAAGCAACTGAAGCAGCAATCAAGGTACTGGCAGAGAAGGTGAAAAGCGACATGAAGTCGGATGACGCGCTGAAATACACGCAAGCAGCGCTGAATCTGGCTCATGTGCTCGCAACCCTCGACAACATGAGAAAGTAAAGCAATGCGCCGCTACTGGCTGATGCTGGTGGCGGCTAACGCCGGAGGTAACGCGACGTGAGCGGCGAACAAAAGACAAGTGAAGGCACGGCTGCTATTGCCGCGAACGGTCGCGTTGACCGCAATGTTAGGCATGGGGGTTGAGATGTCGATAGAGATTGAGCACGACGGAAGCGAACCTGGCGACGTACAAGAAAACTGCTGCAAGTGTAGAACGCCAACGCGGTACTGGTACGGAAAAGGCGCTGCAAACGTGGCCTTGTGCCCAAGATGCGCCGATGAATACACAATTGCCGACCTGCCAACCAAGAAAGAATGGACCGATGCAGAACGGGCGCGGATGCCAAGGCCGTTTTGGACACTTGGACATGCATAACGCCTAGCTAACCGGCGCAGGCGGCTTCATCGCCTGCGTCCGTGTTGAGCGACGTGTTATGCCTTTGACAACGAAAGGATGAGCAATGGAACATACGAAAGAGCCTTGGGAGTGGTCGGAGCACAAATTCAACGCGCCGCCGTTCGAGGGGACGCTAGACAACGAATGCGGTATTTACCCGCCAGACGGCGAGAGCGGCCCCGTGGCGATAGCCAGCGGGAAGAATGACGCACGGCGCATTGTGGCTTGCGTGAACGCTTGCGCTGGCGTGACGACCGAAGAGCTTGAACAAGGCGGTTTTGTTACCGGACTGATTGAGCGACTGGAAGAAAAGGAGCGGCAACGGGACGCGCTGCAAGAGGAACTGGAAAACATCGCCACGGCAGAGTGGCGAGAGTTTGACCCGGACACGCGGCGATGCGCCTACGAGTTTGTTTTGTGGGCACAGAGCAGGGCAAGGCACACTCTGAACAGGGTTCTGAGCGGGGATGTGACTGCGCCGCTACCGGAAGATGTGAAATTGGTTCAGGTTGGCCCATGTTCGTGCAGCGACCACGAATGCGGGGAGTGCATGCAGCCCGCGCCAAAAGTCGGCGCTGGCACTACGCCGAGGCCACCAACGCCTACCGGCTGGAGCGACACAGACTGGATCAAGCATTTGCAGGAGCAGCAGCATCCGTTGGCAGGGCTGCACATCAACCAAGGCAGCATGGACGCAGCGGCGGATGCCTACGAGGCTGAGTACAACGCGAGGCATAACGCTTAGCTGTGCGGACGTGCGCGGGTGTTTGCGCACGGTCCGAACGAGCGTTGTGTTGGCAGGCATTTTTGGAGAACGAATATGAAGATGGCAAAGGCCAGCGCGGCCGATATGGAGATGGCGCTGAAACTGTGCAGCGCACTGGAAGCGATTGACCGCCGGTTTTTCCCGGATGGAGCGGAAGGCGACAACGACCCGGAGGAATTTTACCGCAACGACGACGCGCACTGCGGCCAGGCGCTGCGTCACGTTTTGGACATTCTGCAAGGTGGATCAATTGGCCGCGTGATTTGGGGTATGTACGTTATGCTTGACCCGGACAACAAGGTTGTTGATCCGGACGCTGACACGCTGGAAGACCACCCCGAGACGGTTGCTGCGATGAATGACGCGGAGCGCTACCGGAAGCTCCGGCGCGGCCAGCACTGGAGTGTGATTGATGGTATTGGCGACACGCTACGGGCCGAAGCGCTAGACGCGGCGGTTGATGCAGTGCCGGCATTGCCTGCCAACGCACTAGGTCAGGAGCCTTGCGCGGCCGTTTGCGCAAGGTCGCCTGCACCGGAGGGTTATACGTCTGGAACCACGGAGAAGGAATGATCCACTACCACGGCTTGCCGATAACACCAGCGACAGCAGCTTGCGCAGCCGTGAAAGGCGGGCATGCTTTTGTGTCGTTCCGCTACGCCGACCAGTTGAGCCTGGCGATTGATGTTTGCCAGAGCTTCGCCGTTGATAACGGCGCTTTCTCGGCGTGGAAAAGCGGAAACCCGGTAACGGACTGGTCTGAATACTACGCATGGGTGGCAGAGATACACCGCGCCCCCTCTTTTGACTTTGCAGTGATACCGGATGTGATCGACGGCGATGAAGAAGCAAATGATGCCCTGCTGCGTGAATGGCCTTGGCAGGCAAGACATGCCAACGTCGGCGCTCCTGTTTGGCACATGCACGAGTCCATTGCACGACTTGAACGCCTTGCCGAAGAGTGGCCCCGCGTGTGCCTCGGAAGCAGCGGCCAATACGCCACCGTTGGCAACGCCCGATGGTGGGGCCGAATGGCCGAAGCCATGAACGCAGTAACCGACAGCGACGGCTTGCCGGTGACGAAGTTGCACGGCCTGCGGATGCTGAACCCGGAAGTTTTCACCCGGCTACCGTTGAGCAGCGCCGACAGCACGAACATTGCGCAAAACATTGGGATTGATTCGGCATGGCGCGGAACCTACGTGCCGACGAACAAGGATGTTCGTGCGCTGGTGATGCGCGACAAGATCGAGGCGAACCAGAGCGCGAAGAATTGGGAGCGGCAGCCCGTGCAAATGGTGCTGGCCGCATGAAGACGTATAACGCCCAAGATCAGGCCGACGCCGCGTAGCGGCGATCGCGCCTGGATCGCCGTGTTATGCCACATTTCAACTTGGAGATAGCAATGAACGAAACAACGAAACTTGACGGCAGGCAAAAGCATCTGCTGCGGCTGGTGGTGCAAGGCGCAGGTGCGGACGGATGGACTCCTGTGAGCGAGCCGGTATTCCCGCTGATGGAGAAGGTGCCGCAGGCGTTGATCGAGCTTGAGCGCGTTGGCGATGAAGGGCGCGGACGAGCGCGCCTTACAACCGAAGGCGAAAGCGTCATCAACGCGATGGCATGGCTTGGGGCATAACGCCTAGCTAACCGGCGCAGGCGGCTTTATCGCCTGCGTCCGAGTTGAGCGACGTGTTATGCCTTAACGATGAAAGGACAGATATGGACCCGCAACAGATGAAGGACATGGCAGGAGTGCTTTGGAGCGGCGCGGAAGGCCGCACGCGAATAACCACAGACAGCCTGAACACGCTGGCGACCGCAATGTACGAAGCGGCGGAACAGCTTGCCGAGGCACCGCGCTGGCGCGACGTGGTTGATGAACTTCCGCAAGAAGCGCAAGAGGTTTTGTTTGTGCGCGGCGGGAAGACCGTTCACGGGGCTTGGATAGGCGGGATTTTCTGGCACAGCAACCAGAAGATGGCGGCTGCAACTTGGATGCCGTTGCCGAAACCGCCAAAAGTCGGCGATGGCAGTACGGCGAAGAGCGCCGAATGCGACTGCCTGAGCTTTTGGGAGAGCCATCACCCGGAATGCCCGACCATGAGGCATAACGCATCAGGTAACGGGCAAGCCGGGGTTTCGGCTTGTCCCGTTGACCGCCGTGTTGGGCGTGAATGACTACAGGGGTAAACATGGATATTTACCAAACACTATGTTTTTTGTCATTGGTGGCATTGGTCGCCTGGATTTATTGGCTGGCATCAAAATGACACGAATACTTTGCCAATTCTCGTGCGGTGCGACGAGTGCAGTTGCAACGAAGCTGGTGATTGCACAAAACGCCGGAAAGTTGCCGCTGCTGGTGCTGAATGCCTACATTGAAAACGAACATCCGGATAACCGACGCTTTGCTAACGACTGCGAACGCTGGTTCGGCATTCCTCTGACGGTGCTCCGCGATGAGCGTTACGGCGCGGACATCATCAAGGTTTTTCGCCAGCGTGGATACATGAAAGGCCCGCGCGGGGCGCCATGCACAACGAACTTGAAACGCAATTTGCTCAAGACGGTTGAGGAACCTGGCGATACGATCATTCTTGGCTTTGATTCCAGCGAGGCAGACCGCTGGGATGACTTTCAAGAGCGCAATCCTGACCGCCCAGCGCGTGCCCCATTGATCGAAATGGGCCTGGATAAGCAGGACTGCAAAGCGATGGTAGAGCGTGCCGGGATTGCCCTGCCTGCGATGTACTTGCAAGGATACGACAACGCCAACTGCATCGGATGCGTAAAGGGTGGCGAGGGCTATTTTAGGGCTATCCGTGAAGATTACCCGGAACAGTTTGAAACACTTTGCCAAGTACAAGATGAACTTGGTGAAGGGTCATATTTGCACAGAAACCGTAAAACGAATGTTCGGTTCAGCCTGCGCGAACTTGGCGATGGCCCGGTGCGCAGAAACGAGAAACTGCCGGCGTGTTCGTTTTTCTGCGAACTGGCAGAACAG